CATCACGGGCCACAAAGCGATATGCGCGGTTTCTGCCGCCTTTCTTCTCCTCGGCTTCCGCCTCGGCCAGCTTTTGCGCCCAGTATTCCATTTCCTCGCGGACTTCTTTCAGGTCGGCCCGCGTCAGCATACGGCTGCCAATCTGGTAGCTTTGCCCGGTGGCAATGCTTTCCTCTGCTGCAAGCCATGTGTTCAGCTTCTTTTGGCAAAGTTCTTTGCTGAAAATCGCCATTTAGATACCTCCTCGCTTCCGGCGGCCTGCCGGGCGTTTTCTCGGCTGGGGCGCGCCCTCCGTGACTTGCAGCACGGGGTTTGCGATCTCCAGCGCAGCGGTGGCGTAGTTGCGCAGATCAAGCGGCTCATTGCGCTTGTGCTTGCTGTCTTTCAGCTCCCACACCACAACAGGTCTGCCCTTGCGGAAGCGCACCACCATCTTTTCCGCCGTTAGCCCCTTGAAGTATTGCTCGTCGTACCCCGCCTCCTCGTTCATGGGGAAGTGGCAGTAGTTCGGGCCTTTTGTTTCATGCCGCAATCTCTGGTACAACAGGGCCTTGCCCGCGTCCGTACCGATGATGAACAGCGGCGTTTTCACGCGGTTGTTTGTGGAGGGATTACGGATATACGGCACATCCGCGCCGCCCTTACCCTTGATGGCCCACACCTTGCGCTCGTATCTTTCCTTGGTGAAGCGGTAAACCTGGTCGGTATGGTGGCCGCCCGAATCTACGCAAGCGCTGATGATGTGAAGCACGGTGCCGTCCTTTTTGCGGAAGCCCGCCAGCAAGAAGCTGTCCAGATCGGCCCATATCTGTTCTTTGAGCAGATCGCCGTAAATCTTCTGGTAGCGGATACCCCAGCTCTCCTTGCCGATGCCCCAACCCACAACCTCGACCTCAAAACGGTCGTCCTGAACATCCACGCCCGCCGTCAGCACCAGCACATCGTCCGGCACCTCTGCGTCGTAAAGCTCGCGGCGATTGTAAAGCTCGGTATCTTCCACGACCTCGCCCTGTTCCTCCCAGGTTTCGCCCAGCTCGGTATTTACCCAAACTTTCATGCCCTCCGGGTTGCCCTGGTCAAGCTGTTCCTTTGCCACAAGGAATTTCTGCACGATCTCTTTCCATGAGCAAAAGGTGGATGCCAGCGTGTTCAGGTGGAAACCGCGCGCCTCCGCGCCCGGATTCTCCGCCACAAAGCGGCCCCTGTGGCTCGCCGCTTTCCAGTCATATTCCCCGGACACCACACCGCAGCGCTCGCACTTGTACAGCACCTCGCCCTGCGGGTTGTCCTTGTCGAATATCACATTTGCCCACACGAAAGGCTGGTAATGCCCGCAATCCGGGCAAGGCACATTCCACTCCTCCCGTGTGCTTTGGTTGAACTCCGTTTCAATGCGGCTTTGGCCCTTGATAACCGGCGTACTGACAATTACCGTTTTCTTGTCCCAAAAGGTCGTCTGGCGCTTTTGGGCAAGGCTCAAAGGGTCGCCCTCTGTTCCGGCGCTGGCAGGGTAGCGGTCAACCTCGTCAGCCAGCAGTACCTTGATCGGTCGGCTGGCAAGGCCGGTCGCGCTGTTCGCGCCTACGATGGTGATATGGCCGCCCGGAAAATTCTTTTTCATTATCGTGTTGCCGGAATAGCGGCTTTTTACATCCACCTTATCCCGCAACTCCGGCGTGTCCCGAATCATCGGTGCAAGTCGGTCTTTGGAAAATGTCTGGCCCATGTCAAGCGTCGGCTGCATGACCAGTATGGGAGCCGGGGCGTAATCCATGTAGTACCCCAGCGGATTCAAAATGAAAGCGTCAGTCTTTCCGATCTGCGCGGCGCTCATTATGACCACCTTGCGGATATGCGGGTCGCCGATTGCATCCATGATCTCCCGCTGATATGGTGCCTTGTCCGTGTGCCATCGGCCAGGCTCCGCGCTGGATTCCGCCGAAAGCATCCTGTATCTGTCCGCCCACTGGCTCAATGTCAGCTCCGGGGGCGGTTTCAGCACCGCCACGCACCGCGCCAGCATATCCATGGTGGACTTTGGAAGATCAATCAGTTTCCTTTTTCCCATCGTCTATCTTCCGTTCACGGGGCCACAGGCGTTTATATTCCTCACGCATACACTTCGGGAACAGGCAAAGCACCTTGTCCTCGCTGGTATGTGTCCGCCACACGCACCCCTCGCATGGGTGTTTAGTCTGTTTCTTCGCCATCGCTTTCACCGTCCTGTACCGCAAAGGCCACCCGGTAATCGCTTAATTCCTCCAGAATTTCGTCGATGGCCTTTTTCAGCTCGTCGAATATGGCGGTTTGGTTTCCGCCCATCGTCGCCAGCGCAGGGGACAACTTTGCAGGCAGAGCAAGAAAGCGGCTCCTGATATTCAGGAACATAGACTTGATTCCTCGCTCGATGTCCGCCGTTTTGTGTACCTCGCCCCGGCGCAGCTCATTGTCCATTTCCACCGCTTCGCGCTTTGCGGCGGTCAGCTTCATGCGCTCGTTGGTTAGGCTCTCTTTGCCCGCTCCGCCGATATAGCTGATATACCGCGCCACGGTCGGTTGCAGCTCATACAGGCCGGGCCGCGCTTCCACGATCACGCCCTCGTCCCGGAGCTGCCGCACCCGGCGCTCGGTCAGGCAAAGCCACTGGGCAACTACCTTGCTGGTGTAAAGTCTCATAAATCCTCCTCAACAAGCGGGTCGGATTCTTCGCCGCCCTCCGGGTCTGGCACATCCACAACGCCCGTCGCCCTCATGCGCAGGATGGCAAGGCGCTCTTTCTCCAGCTCCAGCCGCCGGTCGCTTTCCTCCAGCGCCCGCAGACTGTCCGCGATCTTGGCAATGCGGCCCTGCACTTTGTATAGGGCTTCCTGCAATTTCAGCACCCGACTAAAGGCGCTGTCCTTGCTGTACATTCCCATGTTCTGCGTGGCTCCGTCCTTTTTGTCCTTGCCGCGCCCGCTCGGCACTCTCATGTCAAGCAAACTGCTGATATACAGGGAATCTTCCGGCTTGCTCTCATACTCGGCGATCTTCGCCATGATCTTATGCTCCCGGAATTTCAAGAGCTGCATTTCATGTTCCAGCACCGCCCGGCTGCCCAGGGGGGTGGCTGCCACTAATTCCCGCTCCTGATCGGTCAGCATATCGAAAAAGACGGCGCTGTATGCTCCGTCCTTTTCCGCATTCTTGTTCCCGACCGGCGCGCCGGGGTGGCTGCCCGCCGCGTTCTTTTTTCCCGCGCTGTTCTTGTTGCCCGGCTGCCCGCCGCGCTTTTTCTTGGGCAGGGCCTCGTCCCACTTGTCCGCTGCTTTCCAGTTTCGCAAGGTCTGATAGGTCACGCCCAACTCCTGCGCCAGCTCCCGCAGGCTTACTTTCTCGCCCTGTGCTTTTCGGGCGACATATTCAGCCTTGGCGGTGTCGCGCTTCTCGCTCCGCTTCGGCATTTCGCACCTCCAAAATAGGCGACGCACCCCATCTGGCCTACCGCAATACCCCGCGTAGGAACGCAGGGCTTCGGCCAAAACAGGGCGCGCCAATAGCAAAGCCCGCAGCGTTTCCGCCACGGGCTTTACTTCCACGATATGATCTTAACACGATTTTCCTGCGAAAGTTGCTAACTCCGAAAAATTTTTATTCCGGCGCTACTCCCACCGCCTGCACAGGTACAGTACATGGGATATGTAATACTCCAGCGCGTTCCCTGGGTCGCAGTCTATTTGCCTCTGCATTTCCTCCAGTACCGGCCTTTCGTAATCAAAAAGGCGCAGAAGATTTGGGCAATTTATTCTTTCTGCACACACAGCTTCAAAGTCTTTTCGCAGCCCCCAGCTTTCTTGTTCGCCGCGCATCAATCCCGCAAGCAGGCAGGCCCGCAGCGTGTCTTTGAAGTTTTGGGAATTGCACAACTCCCGCATCTGGTATTGCTCATAGAAAGCAAAGCGGCCAGGCGGAACATCGCAGTGCGCAAATATGGTATGCCTTTTGCCGGAAGTGTGGGTAAAGCCCCACGCTCTATCAAGCGCACGATACGCCGACACGGCCCCTGCGTAGTCCCTTTCTTTCAGGGCGCTTATTGCATCGCTTGTCGCTTGTTGCCCGTCCAAGCGACGGCGCGCGATCAAATCCTTTCCGCGCTCCGTCAGCCGGAACATCAACCCCCTGTGCTTGCGCCTGTCCAGTTTGTACCCGCTGTCTACCAGCCTATCCGCAACCGCCCGTTTCTTCCCGCTCGTCGGCAACCCTCGCTCGGTAAGCATAGCCGTCAGCTCGTCTTTTGTGGAGATCGCCGCCAGCTCCTCCGCCGGTGACAGCTTTTCGATCAAACCTTTTTCCAGCAGCAGCGAATATGCTGCCCGGCTTTTCCCGAAATCCAGTGCGCGCAATTCCGTTTCGTGAAACGGCCTTTTCTTCTGTGGGTCAAGACAAAGAATCGTGTAGGCGACGGCGCGCAGATCGGTATGCCCGGCAGCTTCCAGCTCCTCAAAGGTTGGCAGTTCCTCCGGGTATAACAACTCGTCGATGTCGCGGCGCTCAAACGCTGCGCCGGAACTGACGGATGTATCAACAGAAAGTGGCCGCCTCTGCATCGCCCGCGCCTCTGCGCCGCGTTGCTCCACCGTAAGGAGGCCCAGCAGTTTACGCAGTATTCCCATATCGTCACCCGTCCTTTCGACAAAAAAGATGCTTCCTAATCATCTTTTTTATAAATATATCGCAGCTTGGTGGTATCGTCAATATGCGAAAGATGATTAAAGACAGGTGGTGATGTCATGCGGCTTTACACATTGGACGGGGAGAAGTGCAATATTTCCGGCGAGCGCATCCGCCAATGGCGGGTGAAAGCCGGTATCACCCAAGAGGAACTTGCCATACGGATGCAGCTAAACGGATTGCAGATGGGGCAAATGGCGATCAGCAGAATCGAAACAGGCAAGCGCCTTGTCGCAGATTTTGAATTGACGATTTTCGCCCGCGTCCTCGGTGTCACTCTGGAATGGCTGACCAGCATAGAGGAATAGCAGCGCACTGTGCCTTGCCGCACGGGGCGCTGCTTTTTTGCGCCCTTTTTTGGCCTAAATCCCGCTCCCGTGTCGCATTTTGACCCCCCTTTGGTTTCTCCGGCCCGGCCCAGGGAAGTGATTTTTTGACCCTGTACCTAAAAAATTTTTGCGCTTCCGAACCCGCAAGCCTTGAAGCTCGCGCGCGCAGTACCTACGCGCGGGCGCGTTTAGAATCTCGCGGGTGCGCAGGCGTTGCGTCGTGGGCGCGGGCGCGTTTGTGTTGAATCGCGGGCGTTTGGTGTAGTTGGTGGCTGGTGGCTGCTGTGTGTGGCTGCTGGGCCTGTGGTGGGCTGGCCTGCTGTCGGTGCTGGCGGTATGGCCTGCGGTGCGGCGGCTGTGGTGCCTGGGCCGGTGATCTTCTGGCCTGGCCTGCTGGCGTGTGTGTATGTGTGCGCCCGTGTGATCTGCTGGAGCTGGGCGCGGATGATCGGCGGGCCGGGGCCGTCGTCCTGGGCCGGGCCTGCTGCCAGCTCCGCCCGTGTGCATGGGCGCGGGTATGCCTGCCGGGGGTGGTCTGCTGGAGCTGGGCGCGGATGATCGGCGGGCCGGGGGCCGTCGTCCTGGGCCGGGCCTGCTGCCAGCTCCGCCCGTGTGCATGGGCGCGGGTATGCCTGCCGGGGGTGGTCTGTTGGGGCTGCTGCCGGGCTGGCCTGCTGCCGCTGGGCATCCTGGGCCACGGGTTGAAATACAGAAATTTTCCCCGGAAAAACGCCCCCGGCGCAGCTTCTCAAAAAATTTTCCCCCTACGGGGGAACAGTCGGGCCACGAAAAATTTTTCAAAAAAACGCTTGACAAGCGACACGGCACCGTGTTATATTTCAGGCACAGCAAGCGACACGGCACCGTGTCACAGCAAACAACGATCAATCAAATTTTGGAGGTTATGAACATGACTAACAACGAGATTATTTTTGAGACTGTCCGCGCCGCCTTTACTCCCGCCCAGCTTGCCGAGCTGGTCAAGGCGATCTATCCCGCCGACAAGATCAGCGCCCGCCGGGCCAGCGTCAAGATCACCGTTGCCGAGGGCAGCGACGACAACCAGGAAGATATTTTTAACGCCATGCTGGCCGCCGATACTTTCCACACTTTCGCGGAGTGGAAGCGCATGGGGTACAGCGTGAAAAAGGGCGAACACGCCGCGCTGGTGTGCAACCTCTGGAAGTACACCGACAAGCCCGGCAAGGCCGCCCGCGAAGCTGCCGCCGCTGCCGGGCAGGATGCCCCCGAAAGTGACCCCCATTTCTACATGGCGAAAGCGCATCTTTTCAGCGCCTTGCAGGTGCAGAAAAGCAAGTAAACCCCGGACGCGGACACTTTAGCAGGGCTGCACCGCTCAAAGCAACCCAGCCCCAGCCCACCAGGGCCGACAATCAAATTTTTGGAGGTTATCAGCATGAAAAAGTACACCGGCAATTATACCAACGAGGCAACAAAGGCCCTGAAAAATTCCGACAAGATCATCTGCCGCACCGCCGACGACGGCACGATCTATCTTTGCAACGGCTATTTCCTGTACAAGATGAATCCGCTGGAATATGCCGCCGTTGCCCAGGCCGCTACCCAGTGCGAGCCGGGTAACTGGATCATCGACAAGGACGGCAAGCGCGACGAACAGAATTTTGACGCGGTAAAGGTCTTTACCGATGCCGTCAAGGCCGCAGAGAACGCCGGGAATCTGGCGCGCTGCCCGCTCGATCTGGACACCGGCAAAATCCCGGCCCGCTGCTACTACAACGCGGAAAAGGATTTTGCAGCGTTCTACAACAACAAATTTGTTTCCGCGTTCCGCTCCGGCGCAATGCTCCGCAGCCCCGGCCCGCTGTCCGCCGCCGTCGCCTACGACAACGACGAGCCTTTTGCAATGGTGCTTCCCATCCGCCCGGAAGAAAAGGCCTCCCGCGCCGTCAAGGCATATTTCACCGAGGCCACCAGCAACAACGAATCCGACAAGCTCCGCGCCGATCTGACCGCCGCCAATAACGAAATCGCCCAGGCTAATAACGAAATCGCCCGGTTGCGTGAACAAATCGCCCAGCAGGCCGCCGCGCCGGCCGCCGCCCAGGAAGCCCAGCAGGCCGCCCAGGAAGCCGACGACAACAAGCCCCAGCAGGCACCCGCCCAGGACGCAAAGACCGCCGCCGAGCTGATTGCAGCCCGCTTTGCAGATATGGCAGGCGTGACCGCCACAATCAAGGGCGCACAGACCGCCGCGCCGGTGGTATGGCTGGCAGGCGATACCGAGAAACACGCCGACGCGATCAAGGCAGCAGGCGCAAAATGGAGCAACAAAAAATCCGCGTTCTATGTC